GGATCAGAGATTGATACTACTGAATATAGTGTAACAATATTTCGGCCTGTTGCCAATGGTGACCAAGGAAAAAATTCTAATTGAATGTCACCTAATGATTCCATCTCAGTCTTTTCTTCAAACATATCCTCAGTTGATCTAAGGATCTGCACAGTCATGGCATCAAGGAATTCGTATGCAATAGCAGACTTACCTGACTCAGGACGGATCTCCTTTACGTCAGCTACTACGTCCTCTCCGTTTTGCATTCTTACGACCTTTACGCTCATAGTCTTTCTCCATTAGGTTATCAAATGTGTTTCTCACTAGGTCAACGAATGCTCGTCGAGCAGTGATGTTTTTCTCCTGTGAAAGGATGTGTACCATCTGGTTGAACTCATCAGTATACTCTGGAGGGAGGTCAACTGTCAAGGTGTCCTTCTTAGATGCTGTACCTTGGCACAGATTTACATACATGTTCATAGTTTATACTAGCAGTTTTTGTTTAAGTCTTCAACCATATTACCGCCTATCTCTGCACCTTGATCCATACCCATCATCGTAGCAGCACCAGCAAGAACCCAACCAACGAAAGGAATCCCAGTGAGACTAGGGGCCACAGCAGCACCAACACTAGCACCAACCATTTTACCTGTTTGTTTTCCTCCACCGATTGCTTCGATGCAAGCCTCTGACTTGGCGATCTGATCGTCTTGTGGTTGTGCGATGGATCTAGTTGAAACAGGTACCTCTTTAGTTTCTTTGATAAGGTTGTTACCCAATCCCAGAAAGCCACCTTTCTTCTTTATATCCCTCTCCACTAGCACTGTCTTAGGGTCATGTGATCGATACTTAATAGTGTATCCATCCTCTCCTACCATAGCTTCGTACGAAGTATACTGTCCCACTGGGACATTTATAGTAGGTAATTTACTAGGTCGATTAGCTATCATACCAATCATACCTATGTGAGACAAGCCTAGGATACTACCTAGGCTGATTCCAATCCATTTGTTCATTGTCTTAACCATAAAAAAGAGACCCTTGGGGTCTCTTCTGTTGTGTATTATATATGTTAGTAATCATCTAGGTCTGTCGTGTTACTCTCAACCCACTCAGCATTGTTTCGACAGTATGCATCAGCATCTATCTCCATTCTCCAGTGGGTGAGGGTATGAAGGGTCTGTATCATGACCATCATACCCAGTATCAGCACAGGTCCTGCCCATAAGGGGTGCATCATGACCTCTTCTGCCTTCTTCATGTTAGGTAGTCCTTACGAGCATGATGCTCTGGGACTATCTTGCCTAACTTGATAACGAGGAGTCCGTTGTCGAAGGTAACGTCTGTGACGTGGGTGTCTTCTGCGATTGTCCACGCTCTCTTGAAAGTTCGCTTAGCCAATCCCCTGTGGATAAACGTCTCTTCCTCGTCGGGTTCAGATTTGGTTCCTTCGATATGAAGTTTTCCATACTCTGTGTAGACATTGACTTCCTCCTTGGCGAAACCTGCTAGTGCCACTTCCAATCTTGATTCGTGATTGTTTATGTGAACAATATTATAGGGTGGATAGTTCGACGTTTCCATAGCATTAAAGCTGTCGAAGTAATCATCCAACCCTAGTGAGTTAGTAAAAATCTTATCCATTAATGCTGGTAAATCAGCACTACGGTATCTCTGTATCTTAGACATAATAGTCCTCCTTTAAAAGCGAGTGTTAAATTGTGTCCCCGAAGGCGACACTATTATTTATAGCATACTCTCAGCCATTAGCAAGTCGGATATCCGAAATGGTACATTTGTTACAGTACGGTTTTTGCTAAATAGAAGTACTTCTACTTAGGATAAATGAAAAAAGCAATACTGCTTTTTGGAATGATTTTGATGAGTGGCACTTCAGCACGTGCCGATCTGACTCATAGACTTAGTAGCTCGACACAACTTCAAGTAGATGCGGGTTATACTCAGGTTTCTAGAGCAGCAAATACATATAGCACTAGTGGATCTGGTGTCTCAACTACTGTAACACCTTCTGGTGGTAGTGCAGCAAGTAGTCTTGGTGGTATCACTGCTGTTAGTAACGCAGGTGTTGCTACTGTAACTCTACCTGATGCAGCACAGACAACCCAAGGAAATGCATATAGTTATACACAATCAGTAAGTCTAGGTGACGCTATCGTTACTACTGCTGCTGACGTAGGCGATGTACTAGGTTACTCCAACATAGTATCGACTGCCCCTGGTACTAAAGATACTCTGGCTGGTACCATTACCAGTGCTGGTGCCATGACCATAACAGCTGGTGGGGCTGGCACTTCGGCCACGGGACAATTC